CTCTGACACATCGCCAACTCTTGCTGATAGTTGCGATATTCAAATGGTGTAGCGACAGTGCCGCGTTCTAACTGGACGCCTGTGATGTAGAAGGTTGCGCCGTTGGTGCCGACTACTGAAGTTGCGCCTGTGGCAGAGTTATAATTTGTGGACGACCAAGAGCCCGCCGCCCCACTCAAGGTTGCACCAACACCCAACCCAAACGCCACAATAAGTCCATAACCGTTGGTTTTTGACTGGGTTGAAGACCACGCAGTTGATGATGTTGTATCTCCAGCGATTGTTACACTTTTCTGCTCCCATGTGTTTGCAGACGATATTGTATACGTAAATGGATAAGAACGGATAGCAGATGCGCCATCATAACCCTTAATCACTCCGCCAAATGTCCCTGTCAAACTGCTACGGACCCAAAATGAAAGTGTTACTGTTTTGGCATTTGCAGTTCCAAAATCCATTTCTGACCAGTTATACCCTTCAATACTTTGCTGAATTGCAAAATAATCAGAGGCCCCAACTGTATAGGCAGACAAAGATGTAATACCAAGATAGTTAGAAAACCCTGAAGGTGGCGTAACAGAGCCTGCGTTCCGTTGGAAAGATAATTTACTGCTTTGGCTGATAACCACGTTAAATCGGTCAACCGAATAAGCACCAGCGGGAGCCAACGGCGTAACACTCGCCCCCGCATTACGCTGATCTATGACCATCGCGCCATTGATGATCTTATTCCGCATCGTGTATGGCGATGACATGACAACGGTGCCTGCGGATGCGGTGATGCCGCCGCCGACCGTGACGTTGTTGCCTACCGTGACATTGCCGCTCGTATCCAAAGCAATGTTGGTTGTTGCTGACGCAGCGTTCTGGATGTTTGTAGCTTTGAGGGTGGACATTGTCTTTCCTTACGCCGTGTATGATCCAGATGCAGTGAATCGCAAAATTGTATTAGAACCAGACGTTGTAACTGTCGGTGACCCTGTTGTAACGCCAGTGTAGTTTGCTGTTGGGATAGAAAGAACCACAACACCAGATCCGCCTGCGCCGCCTGTCGTCGCAGATGTTGTTAAGATACCAGCGCCACCACCGCCGCCGCCAGTATTTGCTGTTCCTGCTGTGCCGTTAGCCGCACCACTAGCACCCGCGCCACCGCCACCAGATCCGCCAGCGCCGCCTGTTGCGTTAGCACCTGCGCCACCGCCACCACCTGCATACGTTACTGAAGAACCCGTAATTGACGAGGCCGTACCTGCACCGCCTGCCCCACCAGTTGTTGTTGTTGAAGCAGAACCTACGGCGCTAGACCCACCGCCACCGCCACCGCCTTGTGAAGAAGTGCTATTAAAATACGCCCCGCCTGCACCACCAGCAAAACCTTGCCCAGAGGTGCCGCTTGCTCCCGGAGTAGATGCGTTATTTGCACCACCCCCACCAGATCCGCCGCTAGTTGGTCCAGAACTATATGCACCGCCTCCGCCACCACCAATGGCATTACTTGTGTAAAAAGAAGAATTACCGCCTGATCCACCAACCCCACTTAGAGAGGCTGCGCCAGCCGCGCCACCAGCGCCAACAACAACTTGATAGGTGATACCTGCAATTAAAGGTGCTGTTCCAGTAAGTAATCCGCCAGCACCGCCGCCGCCGCCGCTAACATAGTTGGGAGAAGCACCGCCACCACCGCCACCGCCTGCAACATTTAAATAAGTGACAGAATAAGCAAAAGTTGGAATTGTTGCCCAAGTTCCATCACCGCGAAGAAATGTCGTTGCCGAAGGGGTTCCAGTAATTGCACTGTTAATAGCTGTAGAAGATACTAAAGGTGTCCCTGTTGCCGCAGGCAACGTAAGCGTGTTTGTCCCCGCAACCGCAGGTGCATCTACAATAATGTAACCAGATGTGGAGCCGTTGAGTTTTAGTGGCATGGCTTACACAATCGTCCAAGTTGAACCAGACGGCACCGTGACAGTGACACCTGAGTTGATGGTTATCTGACCTGCTGACAGAGCATTCTTAGTAGAGGTTATAGTATAGTTTGATGAGATTGTCTGAGCATTTTCGATGATAGCCCCAGTGACACTAAGCTGACCCGTCGTGTCCCAGCTCGGGCCGCCCGTTGAAAGCATTCCCGGAGCAATCGTTCCTGATGACACGCCAACATACAACACGTTACCAAGCATCACGCCCCAGAAAGCCGTGCTGGCAGCAGGTGCAGTCGTGAATGTGATCGTGTCGTTTGATACGGTGTAAGATGAAGTTGGTTCTTGAACGACGCCACCAAGAGAGATGATAAGCGCGTTCGCTGATCCCGGCGTGACAGCCGTACCTGAGCTTGTGAGATTGAAAGTCGTCGTCGATCCGTTGAAGCTGCCCGAGATATCATCGAGCTTGCTATACGAACCAATGAGCGGTGGGTTGCCGATATAGCTCATGCTGTATAGCTCCCCGATGCGGTGAACTTAATGATTGTATTAGATCCAGACGTCGTGACTGTTGGGGAACCTGTGGTTGTGCCTGTGTAACGGGAAGTGGGAACAGAAATAATTACAACACCTGATCCGCCTGCGCCGCCTCTACCATTTGAGCCACCGTCAACTCGACCACCGCCTCCTCCGCCGCCGCCAAGATTTGCTGTACCGGCACTTGCGTTATTGTTTCCTCCTTGATTATTACCATTGCCGCCGCCACCATTGCCGCCGCCGCCACTGCCGCCAGTACCAGCTTGATAAGCACCTCCGGGATCTTGGCCCTGTGCGCCCCCACCGCCGCCGCCTGCGTAGGTAATGGCTGATCCCGTAATAGAAGATGACACGCCAGCGCCGCCATTACCACCTGTTGACGTTCCACCCGGAGCAGTCCCAGTGACGCCTATTGCACCTGCACCACCGCCGCCGCCGCCGTATCGAGTTGTCTGCCCATTAAAGGAACCGCCACCACCAGAAAAGCCCGAACCGTTTGCCGTACCCCCCGATGTATTTGTTGCGTTACCTCCGCCACCACCGCCGTTACCATTGGTTGCAGACCCATTGCCGCCAGCATTGCCGCCACCAGCTCCATAACCTCCACCGCCAGCGGTTAAACTGAGGCCAGTTGAGTCGCTACCAACAACCCCATTTGATCCGGGAAAAGTTGTATTTGAAGAAGCTGCCCCGCCAGCTCCAACAACAAAACTGTAGGCTGTTCCGGGAGTTAAATAAGATGTTCCGGAAAGAACACCGCCGCCACCGCCTGCGCCCGCAGCCTGACTACCACCGCCACCACCGCCGCCAACAATTAAATAGGTGACTGCGTAAGGAGGAGCCTGTCGAAAATTTACCCACGTTGATGAGTTAGTATCGTACCACTCTGGCTCACCAGTTGTAGAATTAAAACGTATGTACCCAGCGCCTCCAGCGGGACGTTGTGCCGTTGTCCCAACAGGAAGATCAAAATAACCAGTGCTGGTGTTGGCCTGATCAGATATGGCCGCTGGAGTGACTGCCCCAGACGCAAGGTTTGACGCAGTAACTACGCCCGTTCCAAGAAAACCAGATCCAATCTTAGTCTGTGCCATTACTCAACAACTTTCCAAGACGTTGTGGCTTCATCCCATGTGTATAGCTTACCGTCTGTAGGATAAGGTGTCGGTGCTTCCCATGTCCAATTATCATGATTCAATGTCCATGAAGAGAAAGGCTGCGGCGCATAGAACACGTCATGAGACGGGTCATACGTGAAACCAACGCCAGCGTAGTTGCCGCGCAAAGCAGGCTTGCCGCTTGGCTCGTTGCTGTCAGGATTGTAATGCACATTGCCGCGTGTGTTGTACGATGTTTGGATCCACGTACCCGGCGAGCTGTCTACAAATGTTTGGAAAAAATCAGGCTCGGCCACGATGACCTGAACAACTTTTCCATCAACTACTTTTGCAAAATGTCCCATGTTTTCCTCTTTACGCAGTGTAAGAACCGGAAGAATTAAATGTCAGGATTGTATTGGAGCCAGATGTCGTGATTGTCGGAGTGCCTGTATAAACACCAGAATAACCTGCTGTGGGAACTGACAAAACAACAACGCCAGAGCCACCTGCGCCGCCGACGCCACTTCCACCACGCGCACCCCCGCCGCCGCCGCCCAAATTTGCTGCCCCGGTGCCACCGTTTGACGGATCGCCCGATCCACCATTTGCGCCGCCGCCCTTTTGACCGGCTGTTGCAGTTCCACCGCCAAGACCGCCAGTGGCACCCGATCCCCCTCCGCCACCGCCTGCGTAATAACCGGTTGATCCAGAAATAGTGCTTGTTGAAGGTATGCCGCCATTTCCGCCGTTGTTCCCAGAATTGTTTGAACCTACGCCGCCAGACCCGCCACCGCCACCGCCACCATAAGTACCACCGCCAGCCCCGCCTCTATAGCCCTCTACTGGAGAATATCCGCCTTGGTTACCCGCCGCGCCTTGTGCGCCGCCAGTAGCCGCGTCACCGCCGCCGCCAGATCCACCAACACCGCCAGAACTTCCGCCGCCGCTACCAAAACCACCGCCCGTGGCAGAAATAGAACTTGGGCCACCGACTAAAGATGAGTTGTTGCCTTTGTTAGATGACGCCGCTCCACCGGAACCAACGGTTGCGGTATATGTTACGCCTTTGTAGAAAGTAAAAGTTGTAAAGTTTCTGAAGCCGCCCGCACCACCGCCACCACCAGCAGTACCACCGTTACCGCCGCCACCGCCGCCTGCAACGATGAGTGCTGCGCCAGAAACCATTGTGTACGCAGTTAACTGACCATAGGATGCGTAGCCCAACCATCCACGGGTTGAGTCGATATATACAAATGTTAATGATCCAGCATTTGTAACAATAGCCACGTTTGACGTAGAGCCCTCAATTTTTCCACCGTTAGGGCTAATTGTGATGGCGTTCGTTGCAGAAGTTGAAGCATAATCTTTTACGGTCACAGTATCTCCGGTTGAAGGAGACGCCGGAAGAGATACTGTTATTCCGCCAGATGTTGTGTTTACAGGATATGCTCCACCTGCCACTGCTGTGAAGTTTGTGGTTTGCACAGCTTGCCAAGAAAGTGCAGCGGTCGCCCAAACTCCATCCCCACGCAGAAATGTTGAGGAAGAAGGAGTTCCTGTCGCACTGATGTCAGCAATAACAACTGCACCTGCTGCAATGGCCGTGGTCGTTACGGCGTTAGCGGCAATAGCAGAGGATGTAACTGCATTTGCAGCTAAAGCATTTGCATCAACAGCACCCGTCGCAATTTGCGACGAGGTCAGCGGTGTAGAGGGAGGATAATTACCCTGATAACCCATCTGTCACGCTCACGTAATTTCAAGCAGGGACACAACTGCATCGGCTGTACCAGAAGATGTCACAACCTGTGCGCGGATATAGTTTGCTGCCTCAAGAACGACCTTCTGATCACCACCAACAATCACGATGGATGAGCCAACAGGAACAGGAACTTGATAAGCAAGATAATATGAGCTCGCACCTTTTACGACCTGCACGTTGACCGTGATGCTGGTCGTGTAGGTGTTGGCAAGCGAGAAGCCGATGATGGTTGTCTGCGTTGCAGATGGAGCAGTGTAAATGGTCGTATAACCACCGCTCGTAATCGCAGACCCGTAACTCTTGAAAGTATTTGCCATGTTTTACCCCAGAGCGATTGCCAGAGCCACAGCCGTTCCGGCAGGGTCTACTTGAAGACTTGTTTGAGCACCTGACACCGTTGTAGCACCAGTGCCGCCATACGCAATTCCTAAAACACCAGACGTGATATCTGATGCTGAAACAGAAGGCGCAATTGTGGATACCGATGTCAGCTGACCCTGTGCGTTTACCGTGATTACTGGAATAGCTGTGGCAGAGCCATAACTTGTAGCACTGACGCCTGTGTTACTAATGCTGAACGTCGTGCCAGCAAGAGTTAAGCCCGTGCCCGCAGAATAGGTGATCGGTGCGCCAAACTGAATAAATACAATGTCAGTTGTACCAACCGTGATAGGAAGCGACGTTTGTTGAACCCAAGATGTATTGGCGTTTGTTGTGCCTGCGGTGATGAGAAAGAAGTCACCGGCATCGATCTGATTAGGACCACTGCCCGCCGTATTAAAATCCGTGGCGCGTGTCATGACCCATGCAGTAGAGCCATTACCGACAGTCGTGACAGTATACGCACCATTGTAGGGGGCGTTTGTCGAAGTCTCGTTCTTAACAAGAATACGATCATTAACGGAGGGGGTGCTTCCGTCGATGCTCAATGCGCCGACGGCATTCGCCGTAAGCGTAGCGCCAACACCGCTTGATCCATTATTGTATGTGTACGCTGGCAGCGTAGTTGCTGTGGCATACTTACAGGATTGATGAAAGTTCAGACCTTGAGCGGTTGAGTCAACGTAGGTTTTGTTGACCAGATCATACGCACCACTCGGAACCGTGACAGTCGTGCCGCCGGTGATGACAGGAGATGTCAGCGTCTTGTTGGTGAGCGTCTGCGTTCCTGTCAGTGTCACGACGTTGCTGCTGGTGCTCAACGCACCTGCTGACAGCGTCAGTTCACCGCTTACAGAAATTTCTTCCGCTGCACCTGTACCCGCAGTAGTACGGCCTAAAAGCCTATTCGTTGCAAGCAACAAATCATGGTCATCGTTCCAGTTCGACGGCCTGACAATACTAGTGTCAGCGTCGTCCGGTACTGAACTGACGAACTTGTGCTTGAGCGAAACGGTCATTTATCATCACGCTATGCGAATAATGGAATTACTTGCGTCTGCCGCCGGGAACACGATGGTGAATGTGCCTGCCGAAGCTGTTTTGTCAGAACCAAAGTCCAACACAACAACTGACGGGTTGGTGTATGCACCGCTGCTTGGCGTGGTGTTATAGATCAACGCACCACGGGCCGTGAACGAGGCCGATGCCCAAGACGTGTCAGCAAAGTCCGTGAACGCCGTTGTTCCCGAGGAGGTCGGGTCGATGCGTGTCAGAGTGTTGCCACCCGCCGAGTAGGCCGAGCCGGAAGTGTTGGTTGTCTCGCCAGAGGTCGTGTACGCCGTGGTCGAAGCATCCAGCGTCGCGCTGTTTGTATAGAGTGCGATCTTAAAGGTGTCACCGCCAGACAACTTAAAATCGTGAACGGCTTCCAGAAGCTGCTGCTTGAAAGACGTACACATATAGTTACCGGTAAACGCCATTGTTCTCTCCTTAACCCTGTAACAATTGGCTGGCGACGGTCGATCTATCGCACTGAATAGCCTGTTTCATGTAATAGAGTATAACCTGCTCGACCTGTTTTTGAAAGGCTCTTGCCTGCTCCGAGATAACCGGGGGAGCGGTGTCAGAGACCTGTACAATTTTCTGTGCAGCTCGGTTGGCCCAGAACTCCGGCGGGTGGCCGCCATTGGCGGAGGCCACGACATCGACCGAGATTGTGGGCATGTGCATAGCTTGAGTAAACATCAGTTAGCCTTTACCCTAATGAGACCGTCACGGTAAGCATCCACGTCTTCTCGGCCTTCGCCATAGTTCTTGAGACGGGCCAATGCTTCCATGAACCGCTGGTTGTAGGTGTTCAGGAGATCCGGCTCACCTTTCATAAAGGTGTAGGCTTCCACAAGGCAGCCGTAGAGCAGGGCTTCCTGACCGTAGTTGCTGATCCACGTCCCGCTCGTCTCCACCGTCAGGCTGGCCGGACGGTAGAAATAGTGCAGTTCCACGCCATAGGTGCTGTTCGGAACGGGAGCCAGAATGAAGTTGTTGATGTCAAAGAACGCGTAATACTTCGGAACACCGGTAGCCCCGGTAGGATTATATTCCTGAAGGTATTCGACGTCCTTTTGCAGCAAGAAACTGGTCGATCCGTTTGCCGTAACGGACAAACTGAACGCGTTCAGATAGTCTGATGGAACAGCTAAATACTTGTTACCACTCGTTAAATTAGCCGTCTGGTTCTTGCGGAAGAATTGCAAATCAACATTGAACAGAATCCGTTCTTCCGTGTTCAGGATGAACTGGTCTATCTGGCTGTTGAAGGTTGTCTCGTCGTACTGTGTCCAATCCTTAATGGCCTGAACCAGTGTAGCGTATGTCCATGCCATCAGGTGATCTCCACAGTAACAACACCGACCTGAGTAATCCCCTGAAGCAAGGAATTTTGCAAGAACGGAAACTGCCAATCTTGCACCGGCACATCCATCGGCTCATTCCGTGACAGGCGGGGCTCATACAAAGCCTGCGGTTCCGTCGGCGGATAAATCGGACTCAATTGCGGGTGCTTGACTTCCCAGCATTCCGGGCATGTCTTCAAACCGTTCCATTCTTTACGGAGCTGCAAGTAGTCATACTGAAACCCGCACCGGTCACAGATGGCTACAGCATAAGAACCGTAAGCAAAACGTGTCATGTCAACACGCGGTAGGAGCTTCTTCCCGGCGTCAGGTTCAGAGAAGCCCTATCCCTGTCTTCAGTTGCGGCTCTGATGAACTCCTCGTCGTAGACTGCCTTGAGCAAAGCAACCCGATCAGGAGCTTTCTTAATCGCCAGATAATATGCCAACCCTGCTGCAAGGCAGGGGTAGAAACGGAATGGCATTTCCATCGTATTGACGCCTGCCGAGGCATCATCCATACGCGTCAGCTTTGTCACGATAACGCTGTAGGTGTTGTCAGGAGTCGGCCAGACATACAGAACCGGGGTGATCTGACGGTCGATATAGTATTGTGTCGGCTGGCCCGTCGTCAGTTTGTTGGGGATATTGTTGTAATATTCCCGGCTGACACGGTCCATTGTCAGGTCCGCTTGTGACGCTGTCCCCTGACCCGTAGGCATACGGCAAATCGATTGAATGACATCGATGTCGTACGAGGCAAGGTTGTAGGTTGGCGTACCGGGGACCATCGTGATCGTCTGGTTCTCAATTGTCCATTGCAGGAGCCCACGGTTGGCCCAATCGGCCAAGACAAGATTAAGACTACGACGAGCTGTCCGCTGGTCGTAGCCTGTTCTTACCTCAATACCGCAACGCTCATACGCCTCTTCGATGTACTCAGCGACGTCAAGCTCAAAGGACTTAGTCCCAGAAGTAGCCATTATTAGCAGCCTTTACCGCTCTTCATCATACCGCCCTTGTTCATCTTGACGGTCTTTTTCTTTGCCATACCACCACGCTTGTACTCGGACTTCTCCATCATCGGAGATTCCTTCTTCTCGTGCTTACGCATGGCAGCCTTCGAAGCATACATCTCGCCAGTACCCTTTTCCTTCATGGCGGAGTTCTTCATCATCTTGCCGTTAGGCATCTTGTGCATCCCAGACTTTTTCATCTTGGCACCCTTCTTTGAGAAAAGACCGTTTACGATTTCATTTGGCATTTTAACACATCTTTCCTTTACCATGACCGCGAGCAGCCATGCCACAACCACGGACCATGCCGCCCTTGGCCTTCTTCATAACGCTGCCGCCACGACTCATGGCTTCAGTAGCTTTTGTTTTATATGATTTTCCTTTTGGAAGAACATCATCAGAGCTACCGGGATATTCGTAAGAATAATCTTTGTTGGTAAATCCATACTTTTGCATTTCTTTACCAAAATCTTCACGGCTTCGACGAAGACCTTCATCAAAATTTTTATCTGCCATTTTGCTTGATGCTTCAGAATCATATTTTCCGTTATTATAAACGCTAACGGGAAGGCCCATTTTTTGTTTTACACCTTCACTTTGACGTTCATATCTATCTTTATCTTTATTCATTACCTTTGTAACGTCGCCACCTTCAGCCTTCTTCATGACCATAGGTTTTTCAGGGGTCTTGTAGCCCCCCTCAAGTTTCTTCAAATATTCCGGATCTACTGGAATGTTAGAAGATGGGTATTTGGGCTCCTTCTTAGGGGCCATATCAGCAGGACGACGGGGAGGGAGTGGGATATTCTTCGGCATATTACTTACCCTTCTTTTTTGACATACCAGCTTCTGACAAGGCTATGGCAATCGCTTGCTTACGGCTCTTGACCATTGGACCCTTCTTGCTACCGGAGTGAAGTTTACCGGCTTTAAATTCCTTCATGACCTTTTGGATCTTGCCGGGCATCTGCTTTTTCATTTCTTCCTCGCTGCGCGAATATTGTCGATCATGTTGGGGTACTTGCGACCTGCTTTTTTAGCTGCTGCCTTAGCAGAAGCTTTTTGAGCAGGGGTCAAGGCCTTGGATTTACCAAGGCTCTTGGGGCGAGGTTTTTCCCAGACGGCTTTCATTTTTTACCCTTTTTGCCTACAGCAATCATAATCGCAATGCCGACCTTCGGCTTCTTTGCAGAGCCGCCTTTCTTCATCGCAGGAACCATCGGAGCCATAGCTTTACGCGAACGGTTAGAAGCGACCATCTTTGAAATGCTCTTCTTACGCACCGAACTTCTCCTTAAGTTTGCTTATGCCGCGCTGAACCGTCTTCGTTTCATAGATACGAATACCCGTCCACACTATTGTAAAACCAGCAGCAATAGAAGGAAGCATGCCCATTAATGCACCTAAAACTGTAGTAACTGAAGCTAGATCGAGGACGTGCTTCACGCCATCATCAAGGTGTGTCATCTGCACCTCCACCGTTTTCTGGCTTGACGGAGACGGCTATTCGGATCTTTCGCGGCCTCCGGAAACTGTTTCATTTGTCCGGCAGAGCGAGCACAGAATGACTTACGGCGCTTTGCCCTTTCACCGGATGGGTTCGATTCGGTCACCGCTGTCTTCAGCTTTGAACCGGGGTTTGCACGGCGATAGGCTTTCACGCCTTTCTCCGTCATTCCAGCACCTTTTTTAGTGGCGCGGAAATTTCCAGATTTCACGGAGGTTTTGATGCCCATACCTTTAGCCATCACGCAGTCCCCGCGTCATTTTTAATGAGAACAAGTATAAACATGCTTGAGCAGGCGTTATTGGCAGCAGATCCAACAGCCTGTGCTTCAATCGTTGTCTTTTCTGGAACCGCCAAAGGGTACTCAAAAGCATAATCTGCCGAGCCATTGTTAATTGTGACGATAGCTGCGGTGCGACGAACATCATCCGTACCACGAGTCATTAAACGGCCCGTAACGGCATTTGAACCTGTAATTTGTCCCGAAGAAAAAAGACCTTGCTCCACATAACCAGTATAGCCAGCAGGAATGGTGTAGCTACCGGTAACCCTAGTGTTATAGTCGTACTGGATAATGTCATAAACGGTTGCTGGGACGCCCGACGTAACAACCCCAGTCCCAAAATAAATGCTGCCTGCGGCACTATCCAGCGACCCGGCAGTGGCAACATAACACTGGTTAATGTGGAGATAAGAGTTTGCCGTAAGAACAGCAGTCTGACCGTTTAATGATACAATTTCACTAACCACATTATGATCAGCGTTTAGCCCCTCAACATATACAGTTCTAGCACCTGTTCCCGCTGCTGTATCATCAGCATTATCTGAGCTTACTTTCATCTGTAAAGCAGTGGCAGGAAATTGAAGAATACCACCATAAGGCCAAACAGTTTCCACGGATGTATCGACGTCTGAGTTGTATCCAAACACAATGACACTTTGATGCCACGGGATCTGACCACGCGCCACTTGCAGATTGAACGGTTCATACGTTCCAACCCTCGATATTGATGCAGGTGGACGCGGAGCAGCCATTTATACCCCTCAACCGTAGTTCTTCGTCATCTCAAGGACGACAGTGTATCTATCACCAGCGGTTGCACCGACTGTTGTGAACAATACGTCGCCGGTCTTACCGCTGCCTGCGTTGTTTGACAAACCGCCAAAGCGTTCAAAGTCAAACGTAACGAATTGATCAGCACCGATGGTATAGCAAACAACGTCGGTCGTTGCATCCCAAAGGATATCAACGCCCATGCCTACCGTCATGGCATCAAGTCTTACGATATTCACGCTTGAGCAAGGCGTTCCTTGATAGGCCGCCAAAGCAGAAACATCCACCTTGATCACGGCGGACTCACCACTGCCATCTGAGATATTCGTAAACTTCATGACAGCCGTTTTAGAGCCGTCAAAAACTACCTGCGAAGCTACTGCATCCGCCATGTGATTCTCCTACAAAACAGGTTGTAAGGGCGATGCAATGGTTGCACCGCCCCTAATCACATTAGGCGGTGTATGTGCCGTGCTGGATGTAGTTCACAACGAGTGTGCCAGCGCCAGCGCCGGTGTTTGTCGATGTGACACGGATCTTGACGTCAGTAGTGCCGACATTGACCCAGTTACCGACGCGGGTTGCGTCAGCGCCAGCCGTTGCTGCGATGATGCCGAGCGTACCGCCAGCAACTGCGCCAGCAGCCGTGAAAGCCGTTGCAGAAGCCGTTGAGCCGATGCCGAGCGTGGAGGCTGCGCCGTCCCAAACTGTCGTTACAAAAAGCTGAATGCTTGTGATTGTCGAGCCCGCAGGGATCACAATGTTGGTCGTGTAAACACCAGCCGAACCACCGTTCGTAGCTTGCGTGATTGCTTCTTTTTGAGAAAGAACAACTTCACCAATGTTGGCAACGTCCGTGCCGAGTGTGGTGCCGGTTGTGTATTTGATTGGGCCCGAGCGAAGCGGGCCGGAGAAAGTCGTGGTGCCCATTAGGGTCTCCTGTCATTGGGTATGTCAGCCACTATGGCTGTCAGGGACTAAAAAACTGTATAACAAAAAGGGGGCTGACACAAGTCCAGCCCCCAATCTGTTGTAACACGGTCAGTGCAAATTACGCACCTTGTGAACCGTAGATACCGCGCGGGTCAGACCAACCGAACGAATAACGCTCGCGGGCCTTGTAGCGCACGTTGCCTGTGTCGAAGTCGCCTTCAAGAGCGGTCTTGAGGGGCGAACGAACGAAGTGCTTCATGCCGTTCGGCGCATCGGTCTTCACAAACCACGCATCAGGGTCAGTCAAGAAGTGATTGACCGCGAAGCCATCAGGCAGGTAGCTGCCCGACTTGATCGCGTTGATATCGTTGTCTGCTGTGCCGGTGCGTTGTTCCGACTTCAAGAGGCGCTGTGCAGTGAACTGAAGCTGCGGAGGAATGATGAGCTTCATGCCACGGAGAGCGACCTTGAGACCACGTTCGTCGATGAACAAGGAGATATCAA